TAAAAAAGTAAAAAAAGGTGAATTATTAATAGGGTTAGAGCCAAATAAAGCTGTAAAATATGAATGATATTGAAAATAAAATAAAAATATCAAAACAATATGGTCGTTATTTAATAGATAAACTTGCATTTAAAAATAAAATGCACCTTAGAATAGTAGATGAAAATATATCTTTTTCAAAAATTTATGAATTTACTAAATGGGATGATATGATTGAAATAGAAAGACAATCATGGAAAAATTCAAATGGATGGGGTAAACCTGATTTAGAATTTTATGGGATAGAAATAAGATATTTATGGAAAGAATTTGAACCATTATCATTTAATGAATGGGTAAAAACAATACAATATGAATAACGGTATAATGGTAGAACAATTTGGGGATAGAACTATATGCTTAAAAGGTATAGGTAAATTATTTTATCAAGAAGGATACCCAATATCAATGTCTATTTCAGAACTTAAAAAGAAAAATATTGAAGTAAGTATATTTCATGTCGCAGACGAATGTTTAAAAAATGGATGGAGTGCTAAAACAACTTATAATAAACTTAAATCTGATTTTGAAGATGATATTGACGGTAATTATTACGACCTAATATCATTAGAAAAATTTTGCTATGCAGAATACAAAGAACAAAGAGAAATGATATTTCAATACCTATTTGGATGCACAACAAATGATGTAAGAAACGGCAATACACAACCAATAAATACAATGAAAAGCATAGTTTATGAGTGAACAAGAATTAATAGAATACACTAAACAAAGAATAGATAAATGCTACTATGTAAACCCGTATCTTATAGTTTCTGCATCATGGTATTTATTTAAAAATAATATGCCATTTACAAAATCATTTTCAATAGTACAAAAAACAATGCAAATTTATAAACAACAATTATCTCAAAACATAATTCATGAATGATATAGAAACACTACAAGGTGAAATAAAAGAACTAAAAAAACAAATGTCAGAATTTGCCATACTTCTTAACAAAAATAGTATGGAAAATATAGATATGGATGATAAAAATAGTAAAGCATTTGAAAGAGTTACTACTATATTAGAAAAGTGTGAAAAAATAGCTATATCCGCATCAGCATTAGGTGTTAGGTCGGGTATAGAAATAACAATAGATAAGCCACAAGAAAATATTAATAGAAAACCATTTACACCTGAAATGGCGGCAGACCAAGTTGGTGAATTAGCAGGACAAAATCAACAATAATGTATCAAAAATTAGAAGGTGGAACTATTATAGATATTCAAGGGTTGGATTGTTGTATCCCACCCGAAGGATATGTGTGGAATTTCTTTACAAGCAAAATAGAATATAGGGGCGTTTATAGACGTTCAAATAATGATAAAGATTGTTATTGGGAAAAAATACCGTTGCCTATATGGTATAAAGACACAATAAAAAAATGGGATGACTATGATAAAAGGAAAAAAGAAGATGAAGTAGATTTTTACGATGAAAAATTAGAACAATTTAAAAAACAAGAATGGGATAGAAGATTAAATGGTTTTTGGTATCAAAATAATGATAAGGCTGTATATCTAACAGGTATGCACTATTTTTATTTACAATGGTGGAGTATAGATATTGGAAGTCCAAAGTTTCGTATGCCTGATTTAGAAAAATTTTATTTTTTACAATATTGTATTGAAGATAATTTTTGTATGGGTATGTTGGAAGTTACCAAACGTAGGTTTGGTAAATCATTTATAGCAGGTTTATTTGTTACTGAATATGTAACAAGAACTAAAATGACAAATGGTGGTATTCAAAGCAAAACAGGTGGAGATGCGAAGAAATTTTTTGCTAAAACAGTAGTTAATCCGTTTAGAAGATTACCTAAATTTTTCAGACCTGAATATGATATGTCATTGGGTGTAAACCCAAAGTCTGAAATGCGTTTTCAAAAAACAAATGTAAGAGGTAAAAAAGCAGAAGAAAATGTAGATAAAGATGAATTAGGTTCTATTATTGATTGGCAAAGTGCTGATACAGTTGCGTATGATGGACAAAAACTACATCGCCTTGTAAATGATGAGATAGGAAAGACAATAGAAGTAAATGTATATGATAGACATGAAGTATTAAGATATTGTTTGCTTGATGATGAAGGTAATATAATAGGTAAGGCACTCTATACTACTACGGTTGAAAAACTTGATACAGAAAATAATGGTATTCAGGATGCCTTTAAATTACTTTGGGATGAAAGCGACCAATTAAATAAAAAAGAAAATGGTAGAACTTCAAGCGGGTTATATCGTTTCTTTATGTCAGCTAAAAATACAAGAAACTTTGATTTGTACGGTTATCCTGATGTAGAAAAAACATTGCAAGCAATAATGGCTGATAGGGAAACTGTAAAAAATAACCCAAGAGCATTATCAGCCCGTATTAGAAAAGAACCATTAACTATACAGGAAGCATTTTTAACTGATTCGGATAAGTGTATATTCAATGTATTAAATATTGATAATAGAGAAAAAGAATTACACGATAATCCAATAGTAAAAAGAAGTATTTTATTTTACATGAATGATAAACAGGAAGTATCTTATAGGGATGTTCCTGAAACGGAAAATGGATTTTATTGGCGTGTAACATACTTACCCAAAAAAGAAGATTCAAATAAACATATAATTGATAGTGGTGTAAGAAAACCCGCAAGAACAAAAGATGGCGTAATAGCGATTGATGGTTATAGCAATAGTCAGGGTGGAAAATTTGGTTCAAAAGCATCAGCATGGATAGGCAGAAGAATGGATATTTTTAATGCGGATAATACAGGCAAAGCGGTAGGTCATCTTTATGGCAGACCACCAATAAAAGAAACATTACATGAACAGGTAATGCTTGCCGCTATGTATTATGGTTATAAATGCTGGTATGAATTTAATAGTGATGATTTCCTGTCTTATTTTAGAGAACGAGGTAAAGTTGCATATCTTGGTAAATTCCCTATGCTAACAATAGACCCATCAAAAAGAGAAACAGCAGAAAGATATTACGGATTTCCGACAACTCCATTTAGTTTAACAAAACAAGTAGATGTAGGTATTGCATATTTTGAAAATAATATACATTTAATAGATTTTGAAGAAATATTAAGCGAATCAAAGGATTTTGACCCTGATAATAGAACAAAGTATGATACGATAGTGTCATTTTTAATGATGCTTGTTTGTTTGTTAGAACCAGAATATGTGCCACAAAAAAGAAAAGAGCCAATGATTAAAACTTACGAAAAAGGCACTATGCAAGTTGCTTAATTTCAAGATTTAACAAATATTTTTGTTTTTTGTTAAAGTTTACTTAATTTTACCTACAAATTAAGTAATTGGATTCAATAACTACTATAAGTTCCCCTGAACAAAGTGGCGGCAATTTAGCGTTGCGTAATTTTCAATTAACTTCCGATACCAAAGAAAAGAGAGGGATGGTATATGGCAAGAATTTGGGGGCGTATATTAATTCCACAATACGAAGTAATAATTCCTACTATTGGATTAGAAATAACCGTTTCAGAAAAAATAGAAATATAGCCAACGGAAGAATTGATATGGGTCAATTCCAAGACAGGCTTGATTTTAACGGTACAGTAAACTACGCAAATATAAATTGGGCTTGCATTAAAATAGCATCTACTACCATATCAAGAATGGTTAGTCAATGGATGGCAAGGAATGAAAAAATAGATGTTGAGGCGGTTGATTTACAAAGTCAAAAAGCAAAAAGAAAACAAGCAGACGAAGCAGAAATGATACTTGCTAATAAAGATAAATTAGCAATGTTAAATCAGCAATCGGGTGTGCCAATGACAAAGCCCGACCAATTTATTCCAGAAGATAAAGACGATTTAGACCAATGGGTTTTACAATTCAACCAACTTCCCGAAGAAATAAAATACGAAATGGGTGTTAATGACATTATGGAAGCTAATGGTTGGACAGGTGTATTAAAAGAAAAACAATTACATGATAGTGCAGAAACAGGATTGATAGGCACTTATACATACATGAATGAAGATGGTGAAATTATTGTAGAATGGATTAAGCCTGAAAATATGATTTATTCATATTCGGAATATCCCGATTTTAGAGATACTACATGGAGGGGACACGTTTATACAATTAAAATAAGTGAATTAAGGGCTAAATACGGTAAAGAATTTCATCCCGAAAATCCAAATGCACTAACCGAAGAACAAATATTTGCTTTTGCTTGTACGGCAAGAGAATATCAATTATACGATAAAATAACATGGTTAGATAATTGGAATGTAAGCATTATAAGACCCTATGATGAATGGAATATTAATGCAGTTAGATACCAATTAAGAAGTTTAGATACAACAGGGGTAACTATTACAAAGGCAAAAGATATTAAAAGTACATTTATAAAGAAAGGTAAAACTAATAAATTAAAAGAAAATCAGGAATACATAGAAAAAAAAGAGTGGAATATTTATGAAGGTGTTTATTTAACTGATAATAATTATTTGTTAGAATGGGGTGTTAAACAAAATATGGTTAGACCGCAAGACCCTAAAGAATTAGGCAATGCAGAATTTTCATATTCATTCTATATGTATCAGAATTATGATATGAGAAATGTTGCAATACCTGAAAAAATAGAAGAACCATTAGACCAAATGATTTTAGCAAGGTTGAAAATACAGCAACTTGTAGCTAAAATGAAACCCGCAGGTGCAGCTATTAATATTGATGCAATGCAGGAATTAGATTTAGGGTTGGCATCAATGACTAAACCGTTAGAAGCACAAAAGATTTGGGAACAATCAGGTAATTTATATTATCGTGGTAGGGATGCAGAAGGAAACCCAATACCAATGCCAATTACAGAATTACCAAATGCGGGTTTTGCCAATCAATTAGAATCATTAATAAAAGATTATCAATTCCATTACCAAGTATTAAAAGACGAATTAGGTAAAGATGTATCACTTGCAGAACAGGCAGCACAACCAAGAGTAACAGAAGGTAATGTACAAGCCGCTATTCAACAAGGTAATGATGCAACAGATTATATGTACGATGCTTTCCTTTATTGTATGGAAGAAACAGCTAAAAAAGTAGCTTGTTTATTAAATGCAAGTGTTTCTTATGACGGTAAAAAGTATAGACAAATACTAAAACAAGATGAAGTAAAAGGTAGGGTATTTGAAACAAAAATGAGAATGTTACCTACCGAACAAGAAATAGCTGTATTAGATGGAATGTTAAATAATTCATTACAAACAAATCCTGATTTTATACTATATATAGACCCGTTCAAAATTCGCAGAATGGCTCGTGAGGATGTAAAATTAGCCGAATTATTTTACAGGCAAGCGCAAAAAAGAGCAATAAAAGGTCAGCAAGACCAAGCTGCACAAAATGCACAAATGAACGCACAAACACAACAGCAAAGTGCAGCACAAAAAGCACAATCTGATTCAGCATTACAACAGCAAGAAATGCAAATAAAAGGACAGATAAGCCAAAGTGAAAGTGATAATAGAAAAGAAGAAATTTTATTGCAAGGATTCATGGATTTAATGGCTAAAGGTGTACAAGTACCGAATGAGTGGAAGGGAACAGAACAAGAAATTATAAATAATGTAGCATTACCATTATTTATGAAAAATGCAGGAAATAGAATTGCATTACAACAACAGGCACAGCAAGCAGCACAACAAATGCAACAGCAGCCACAAGAAGAAATGCAAGAACAACAACAGCAACCAAATCAATCACAAGCAGCTTAATGGCATACGTTTATAGACATATAAGACTTGATAAAAACGAACCATTTTACATTGGGATAAGTAAAAGAAAAAGAAGGTGTAATGATGGTGTTGGTTCTAATAGAAATATAATATGGAAGCGTATTGTAAATAAAACAGAATATGAAGTAGAAATAATAATGGATGATTTAAGTTGGGAAGATGCAAAAAAGAAAGAAATAGAATTTATACAATTATACGGTAGAATTGATTTGGGAACAGGCATATTATCAAATATGACTAATGGGGGAGAAGGAAGATTAATACATGATTATTGTCAATATCCATTATATACAGTATGGACTAATCTAAAAAAGGCATGTTATAACAGTAATAATAGGGCGTATTATTTATATGGCGGTAAGGGCGTTTTAATTTGTGATAATTGGGTTAATAATTTTATGAATTTTTATAATTGGGCAATAAATAATAATTGGGTTAATGGGTGTGCTATAAGTAGAAAAAATAAAAATGAAGGATTTACAGAAGAAAATACTATTGTATTAAAATCAACGAAAGATATAATTAATTATTCCGATAGATGTAGGTGTATAAAATATAATAATGAAATGTACACAAGTGAAATGTTTTCTGATAAATTTAATATCCCATTGCAATTAGTTAAAAGCAGGAGAAGTAAAAAATGGGATGCTGATAGAATAATTAATACACCAGTAATGGAGTGTAAAAGAAATAAATCATCAAAAAATAAAAACAATTACAATGGCATTTAATATAGTCAACCAAATCGCAAGTCAAGCAAACGAAGGAGAATCAGTAACTATAACATTAAGTCAAGCAGATGTTGTAGCACATTTAGCAGCTATTACAGTTGGTGCTAAAGTTACTATTAGTTCATCTTCAAAAGTAGGGTATGTAACTTATGTTGACCCGAAAGGTACACAATTTACAGCATCACCCGAATTGCCAACAAGAACATTGGATTCAACAAGTACGCCTTATGTTTTAGCAGCATCAGAAACAATAACTATTGGATAAACAATTTAAAATTATAAATCATGGTATCACAAGTATTCGATGTAACAACGCAATTTAACAATAATAGTGATTCAGTTATATTAGACATTGGGTCATATAATTATGTTACTGCACAAATTGTTACCAATTCGGGAACAATAAACTTTTTAGCATCAAATGATGGCGGTGCTGTACAAGGTGCTTCAAGTGATGAACCTAATTCTGCATTGAATTTCGTTGCATTTTTGGGAACAAATTTGACAGCAGGAACTACTGCAACAACACTTGCAAGTGGTAGCGGTGCTATATTTTCATTCCCGTCAGGTGTGAAATATTTAAAAATTTCAGGTTCAGGAACAGTATCAAAAATATTAGTTCACGCCTCTAAGATTTCGTAAACAATAATCAATTATATGTCCGAAGAAATAATCGAACAAACTAAAGTAGCATCTCCATTTGACGAGGACTCATGGAAAGAAGCACCTACTGTACAGGCACAGGGAGCAATTTCTGAAACAGCAGTACAAGGGAACGAAGCTATAACTACTCCAGAAGTAGTAGAAACAAAAACAGTTGAAGTAAAAGAAATTCCAACAGTTGATTACAATGCCTATCTAAAAGAAAACTTTGGGTTTGATAGTGTAGAAGTTGCAAAAGAACAAATCAACAAATGGAAAGAATTTAAACAACCTGAATTTGCAAATGAAGAAAGTAAACAATTATTTGAAGCAATAGCAGCAGGTAAAAAAAGTGAAGCACTTTCTATTTTAGCAAAACAGCAAGCTATTGAAAATTTATTGAGTGCAGAATTAGATGAAAAAAATGCACCGCAAGTAGTTAAGTTGGCAATGAAAGAAAAATACCCAACACTTTCAGATGCACAAATAGAATACAGGTATAATAAACAATTTGCTATGCCTGAAAAACCTGCACAATTTTCAGATGAATTAGATAGTGAATATGAGCAAAGGGTAAATTCATGGCAAAGACAAGTAAACGATATTAAAGAAGAACTTTTAATTGAGGCTAATATTTCAAAGCCTGAATTAGAAAAATTAAAAAGTGAAATATCTTTAAAAAATATATTTGGTGAAAGAGAAGAAGTACCGCAATTATCTGAAAAGGAATTACAGGAAATTGAAGCTACTAAAAAATCTCACATTCAGCAAATAGGACAAGCAATTAATTCATTTAATAGTGTGGACTTTGAAGTAATTAACGGGGAAGTTAAATTACCAATAAGCTATACATTAAGCAATGAAGAAAAAGCACAAATGCAGACGATATTATCCGATGCTATTGAAAACAATGATGTAAACAAATTTATCGGAAGTAGATGGTTTGATGAGGCAGGAAATCCAAAGTCAGACCAAGCTAAAGAAGATTTATTTTGGATGCTTAACGGTAAAAAGGTAGCGCAAAAATTGGCTAATGAATCAGCAGCGCAGAGATATGAACAGGAAATAAAACAAAAAATGAACCTTAATCTGAATCAACAGCCACAAGGTACATTTAAACCCGAAGCATCAGAGCAAATTAAAAAACAGTATGATGCCATTTGGGATGCGTAAACAAAATTAAAATCAACAATTAAATTAATTTAAAATGGCAAACGGAATACCTACTTCCAATATCTTGCAGCCGGGTGCGATAAGTGTCGCAGGTGGCGTAACACAAGCATTGGTATCACAGTTACAGTTGCTTACCCCACAGTATT